CTCCCGTGCAGCAGGATTTACTTGGAGACTTAGAATGAGTCATAAGCCAACACAAGGAATGGTCAGTGAAGCGCAGAAAGGGCTTGATTGGCGTAAAGAGCATGGAAGAGGTGGCACAGAGGTTGGTATAGCTCGCGCAAGGGACATTACTAACGGGAAAAACCTTAGTAATGATACAATCAAGCGCATGTACTCATTCTTCAGCCGTCACGAGGTTGACAAGAAGGCCGAAGGATTCCGCCCTGGAGAAGATGGCTATCCATCTAATGGGCGAATAGCTTGGGCTTTATGGGGCGGCGACGCAGGATTTAGTTGGAGTAAAAAGATTATGAATCAGTTAGATGATCGTAGTGTTGAAGAAGATGGAATCGAGTCTTTAGACTATGAAGCTGAAGAAGTTGTATCTGAAGATGCTGGAAGCGCTGACATTGCACAAGAGGAAGAAAGCTCACAAGTTGAGGATGAAGCTCTTGAAGAAGCAACTGAAGAGTCAAGAGATGCGTCAATGATGGACATTGTTCATCGCGCCATCGAAGTATCTGGCGATGACATCATCAATGAAGATGAGCGCAAGGTACAAATTGTCATGTCAACAGAGAATCCTGTTGAACGTGGCTATGGTAAAGAAGTTTTAGACCATAATGCTGAGTCCGTTGATATGTCATGGATCGCTACTGGTCGCGCACCGCTGCTGTTAGATCATGATATGGCACAGCAGATCGGTGTTATCGAATCCGTGGAACTTGATTCAGACGAGCGCAAAGTCCGCGCTAAGGTTCGCTTTGGTCGAAGTGAACTGGCTGAAGAGATATTCCAGGATGTAAAGGACGGCATACGGCAGAACATTTCTGTTGGCTATGCAGTAAACAAGATGGAGCGCGAAGGTAAGGATACTTATCGAGTGAAGTCTTGGCGTCCAATGGAAGCATCTGTAGTTTCAATCCCTGCCGACAGTCAATCGCGTGTGGGTCGAAGCGCCGAAGCTCCTACTGAACCTGTAATCGAAACTTCTGAAATTAAGGAGACTAAAATGTCTGAAGAAGTAAACGTAGAAGCAGTAGCGGCTGACGCAGCTCGTTCTGCTCAAAAAGAAGCGGCTCAAATCTTTGAGCTTGGCGCTCGCCACAACATGTCTGACAAGGCTGCTGAAGCAGTTCGTGAAGGTCATTCACTGGCTGAGTTTCGCGGTGTTGTACTTGATTCAATTGGCGACAAGCCTCTTGTATCTGAAGACATCGGCATGTCACAGAAAGAAGTCAAGCGTTTCAGCTTGTCTCGCGCAATTCGCGCTCTAGCTAACCCTTCTGACCGCAAGGCTCAAGAAGAAGCGGCATTTGAGTTCGAGGCATCACGCGCTGCTGCTGAAGCATATGGCGTAACTGCACAAGGTCTCATGATTCCTGCTGACGTTCTTCGTCAATGGTCTCAGCGTGATCTCAACACATCAGACGACTCTTCACTTGTACCTGAAGATTTCCGCGCTGGCGACTTCATTGACGTTCTTCGCAATCAATCTTCAGTCATGCAAGCGGGCGCTCGCATGCTGCAAGGTCTTTCTGGCAACGTAGCGATTCCTAAGAAGGCATCTGCTTCTTCTGCTGGCTGGATTGCAACTGAAGGCGGAGACGCTTCTGAGTCTGAAGCAACTTTCTCACAGGTGACAATGACACCTAAGACAGTTGGTGCATTCACTGAAGTTACTCGCCAGATGATGATGCAAGCATCACCAGACATCGAAGCGCTTATTCGTGACGACCTAACTCAGTCAATTGCTTTGGCGATCGACTTGGGTGCATTGGCAGGATCAGGCTCTTCTGGTCAGCCAACAGGTATCAAGAATACTTCTGGCATCAACGCTCCTACTTCGTTCGCTGCTGCAAACCCAACATTTGCAGAAGTTGTAGCGATGGAGACTGCTGTAGCAGAAGACAATGCGTTGCTTGGCAACTTGGCATACATCCTTCCTGCAAGCATGTATGGCGCACTCAAGACAACTGAGAAAGCAACTAACACTGCTCAGTTTGTTGTAGAGCCAGGCGGAACGATCAACGGTTATCGTGCGATCGTATCTAACCAAGTAACAGCCGGTGATTTGTACTTCGGTAACTTCAACGATTTGTTAGTTGGTATGTACGGCGGTCTCGACATCTTGGTCGATCCATACACTTCATCTGCTTCTGGTACAGTGCGTGTACGCGCTCTCCAGTCAGTAGACGTAGCTGTACGCAACGCAGTATCGTTTGCTGTCAACAACGACGGCGTATAATAGGGATGGGGGCTTCGGCCCCCTGACTTTTTGGAGACAATGCATATGCATTACCGTGTTATTAGAGATTGCATAATCAAAGGAGCTAGAGCTAAGGCTGGCACTGTCATTGCTTTAGACCAAAAGATAGCCAATGAAATGATGGCGATAGGTCGCGTTATTCCTGAAACTGCAATGCCTAATACTTCGGATAGGCAAGTCAAAGAGGTTCAAACTCATGGCCGTAGTAAAACTGCTGCAAAAAAGCAACCACGGGGAAAAGGGACAGGTCGTGTCTCTTCAGGACGAAACAGCACAAGTTCTGATCATTCAGAATCTAGCGACTCTTGATATAGCGGAGCCAGAAGAAGATGACTGTGGAGACGAACCTGGATCGGACGATACTGATAGCTGACTTTGGCGAAACCTTCAAGTCGGGTAATACGTTAACCTTCAAGGGCATCTTTGATCGAGAGTACAACGAAGTTTTGACTGGCGGAGAAGTTGGATTCTCTATCCCACAGGCTCAGTTAATGTGCAAAACGGATGATATTTCAACACTTGATCAAGGGTCATCTGTCACCAGGGTATCTAACAGTCAGGAATATGTTGTTACTGACGTCCAGAACGATGGCACAGGAATGACACTACTTATCTTGGAGCGCACATCGTGAGTCATGTTCGCAAGCAAATACGGGCTTACTTTGAGACTCAGCTTACTGGGCTATCGTCGATTGGCTCGAATATATTTGAATCAAGAATATATCCTTTAGTTCAGGCAAAGCTACCTGCTCTTATCGTATACACGTCCTCTGAGGATGTTGAAGAGATTTCATTCAGTAGTTCTGTGTCACAGGAAAGAAAACTAACGGTCACAGTTGAAGGATATGTTCGCGCTCTTGCTAACTTTGACGATAGTTTGGATCAGATCGCTGTAGAGGTAGAAGAAGCGATTCTTGATGATAGGACTCTTGGGGGACTTGCAAAGGATTGCCAGTTAACTAGCATATCCACTCAGTTCTCAGGAGAAGGAGAACAGCCTGTAGGTACTATTGTGCTGTCTTTTGAAGTAACATATAGAACACAGTCGGGGCAACCCGAGACTGCCATTTAAGGAGGCTTAACAATGGCTACACATACTGCCGCAGAAGGCGTAATTAAAGTAGGCTCAGACCCAGTAGCTGAGATCACAGGGTATTCTATTGACTACAACTCAGATACAGTAGAAGACACGGTAATTGGGGACTCTGCTCGCACATATAAGGCGACTTTGAAGTCATTTACTGCGTCACTTGATGCTCAATGGGACGAGACTGACTCAAACGGTCAAGGGGCATTAACCGTTGGTTCTGAAATCACGTTCTCAATCTATCCCGAAGGAGAAACCTCTGGTGACACTTACTATACAGGGTCAGGGATTGTCACAGGCCGCTCAGTTTCAACGTCAGTTGGCGAGATGATTACAGCAAACTTCACAGTTCAAGGCACAGGCGATTTAACAGAATCAACTGTTGCATAAGGTGATTTATGAGTCTTAGTCAGAAGCTAAAGGATACTCTGCAAACAGATGTAAAGTCTATTTACATCGAGCCGTGGGACGAAACTATATGGGTTAAGCCTCTAACCATTGGCGAGGTTACCAAGCTACAAAAGAAGTATCCTGATTTCTTCACTAATATGACTGGCGAGGCTATGGTTGAGTTAATCCTCATGAAGGCGCTCGATAAATCTGGAGATAAGTGTTTAACTCTTGAAGATAAGCCTATTCTTATGCGGCAGTCTCCTGCTGTGATTGCTAATGTTGCTGGAGCAATTCTTGGCTCTGATGTTAGCGAGGACTACGAAAAAAACTAATGGAAGACCCGCTAAGGATGAGTTTATTTCGCCTAGCGGGTCATCTTAGTAAGTCAGTAACAGAGTTAGAATGCTTGCCATACACTGAACTGCTAGAATGGGTGGCATTCTTTAGGATTGAGGCAGAAGAGAGTGGCAGCAGTAGTTTCGGACGTAATAGTCAACGGTCAGGATAACACTTCCCAAGCATTCAATTCAGCAGCTAGAAATGCCCAGACTATGGGCAACAAGTTCCGTGGCGTATTTAGGCAGATGAGGGCGCATTCAGCGCAACTCGGTATGCAGATTCAGGATGTCGCGGTTCAGCTACAAGGTGGCACAGCAGCCGCAGTTGTATTCGCTCAGCAAGGCTCTCAAATTGCATCATTATTTGGACCTGGCGGTGCGATTCTTGGTGCTTTATTGGCTGTTGGTACAGCACTTGCTGGCACATTAATCCCAGGCCTTCTAAGGGGAAGCTCTGAGGCAGAAAAGTTCCACAACAAAATTATTCAGCTAGCCGGTGGATTTGAGAAGCTATCCTCTACTGCCAAGAAGTTGGCGATTGCTAGTCTTGTTGATGAAATAGCAGACCTAAACAAAGAGATCATTGAGACAGAGAAAAAGCTAGGAAGAGTCACTCAGGAATTTGACGTCAGCAAGCCCATTGTATTTGCCTTTAATAAAGAGATGAGTCTTCTTAGTCAAATGATGGAGAAGTATGGGAATGACTCAGATGACGTCAACAGAGCCTTAGAGATGCAAAAAGCAAGAATGAATGTTCTTGCTGAAACCCTCAACAAATACTTAAATCCAGAGCTTCAGGAAACAAGTGATCACATCAAGAGTGTTAATGAAGCTATTTCATTGCTTGATGGCTCGGCGACATTTGCTGATGCGATAACGGCTATTGATGAACTTGATGGCGTATCATCTCAGGCTGCTGCCGAAGCTGAAAACTTAGCAAGCGCCTTAGACAATCAAGTAGTGGTAGCAAAGAAGGCTGCCGATTCATTCACCTTAGTAGACAAGCCTCTTTTCAGGTTAGGTCGTACATTCCCGATGGTGACCGATGAGACTAAGGTCTTCACTGAAACTTTTGATAAGATGTCAGACAGTCTGAAAGTTGGCTCTGTCTTGGCAGAACGGTCAGTAAAAACAGTTACTGATGGAGTAGTGACGTTCGGAAGAAACGTAAAAACCGTTACTGAAGACATGTTGCCTATGGGTTCATCTTTGACTCAAGTAGCAGAGACTGCGAAGTTGATGACTGGTCAGGTCGAAGAATCATCTAGGGTTCTTACTGACTTCGAGGCCAATGCTATTCGCGGAGTAGAGAACGGACTGGTTGACTTGATATCTCGTACATCTACTGCCGCAGAAGCATTTAAGTCAATGGCGAGAAGCATTATTTCTGACCTTATAAGGATGCAGGTAAGAGCTAACATTACTAGCCCTCTATCAACAATCCTGTCAAATATAGGAGGCGCTGCGTTTCAGACTCTCCCTGGATTCACATCTGTTGGGAATTCATCTGGAAGAAGTTCGTCGATGGCTGGTATTGATGCTTTAGCGTCTGGAGGATTAATGAGGTCAGGGCGGCCAACAATTGTTGGAGAGAACGGTCCGGAGCTAATGATACCTAACAGAAATGCAACGGTTGTTCCTAATGAGCAGTTATCTGGTGGAAGCAACTTAACTATTAATATGAACATCTCAACCGGCGTCTCTCAAACTGTCAGAGCCGAGATATCAAATCTCATGCCGCAAATTGCAGAAGTTACCAAAGCAGCTATTGCGGATGCTAGAATGCGAGGCGGTTCATTTAGCAAGGCGATGGTAGGTTCATAATGGCTTTAACTTATCCACTTAGCTTCCCGAGCGTTGGCATACAGAGCATGACCATGCGACTTGTTCGCGTGAATGCGGCAACGCAGTCTCCTTTTACGCTAAAGCCACAAATCTTTGAGCATCAAGGAACTCGATGGGAAGCCGAGATAAGCCTTCCTCCGTTAAGCGATCAAGAGTCTCGCGCTGTGCAAGCTTTCTTGGCTGGGCTAAGAGGTCAGGTCGGGACATTCTTGATGGGTAACCCGTTACATACTTCTCCTTATGGAACAGCGACAACGGTAACGCTTTCCTCTGCTGCCTCAATTGGCGATGATGAGTTGACTTGTAATGGGAACGGTACGTTACTTTCCGGTGATTATTTCCAGTTAGGAACGGGAGATAACTCACGAATCCACCAAGTCGTAGAGGATGTAACAGTAGGGACTGGCTCTACTGTTAAGATCGAGCCTCCAGTTAGAGTTGCAGCTAGTTCAGGGGACTCGTTGGATTTGACTCTACCCAAAGGAGCTTGGAGGTTGACATCTGCGGATGTTGAATGGGCTATCTCAACATCAGGTTTATATGGTTTCACTATTCCTTGCGTTGAGGCTTTATGAGCAGAGGATTAACAACGGAAGTTCAAGGCGTCATTGATGACACTGTTGTTCGTCCCGCTTTCTTCGTTGACTTAGACTTCGCTTCTGGGTCTAACTACTTTTGGACTGGCGTCGCAGACATAACCACGCTAAGTAACACTTATGTCGGCTTAGGCAGTCTGTTAGCAGTAAGTGGTTTCTCAGAGCAGTATGAACTAAGTGCGTCGGGATTTAGGATAACGATTTCGGGTCTCATTTCTGACAATATATCGGATGCTCTTACTGAGAATTATCAGCGTCGTGCCGCTGCAGTCTATCTTGGATTCCTAGATGGCTCCGGAGCCTTGGTTGATGATCCATTCGTCCTGTATTCTGGATTCATGGATGTCATGTCTATACAGGAAGACGGATCAACTTCCACAATATCAGTCTCATGCGAAAACAGATTAGTTGAACTAGAGCGCCCCAGAACTCTCTATTATACTGATGCAACGCAAAAGCAAGAGTTTCCCTCCGACAAGGGATTTGAGTACGTCTCGGCAATTCAAAATATTTCAATAAATTGGGGTCGAGATGGGTAATATTATTAAAACGATTGGGGCTGCCGCAATCGTCGCCGGAGTTACAGTTTTCACTGGTGGCGCATTTGCAGGAGGAGCATTTAGCTTAGCGTCTGGGTTAAGTGCAATGACATTTAGCGCCATTGCAACGACTGCTGCAATTCAGTTTGGTCTTGGCGCGATCTTGAGCAAACTGCAGCCTCAGCCATCAATCGCAGGGATGCGTGGAGCGTTGGTTACTCAGCGTGACCCAGTTGCATCTCGAAAGGTAGTCTACGGGAAACGTAGAGTTGGAGGCACACCCGTTGCTATTGCTACTACTGGGGCAGAGAACAAATTCTTGTATTCTGTCATTGCATTAGCTGGTCATGAAGTTGAATCTATTGAAGAGCTATATTTCAACGAAGAGCGAGTTTACTATTGGAACGGAAGCTCTTATGTAAAAGATACAAATGCATCCTACTATGATGCAGGGGATAGCGAGCTTTTTAATGTCGGATTCTATCTCGGAACCGATAGTCAGCCAGCCGATGCCAATCTTGTTTCTACGTTCTCAGAGTGGACAACAGATCATAGGTTGCGCGGCATCGCATACGTTGTGGTTCAACTTAAATATAATGCAGAGAAGTATTCTAGCGGTGTACCAAACATCACTGCCTTAGTTAAGGGCAAGAAGGTATATGACCCACGGACCGCAACAACTACTTGGTCTGATAATGCAGTTTTATGCTTGGCTGACTACCTATTGGATGACGAATATGGTCTTGGTGCATCTGCTAGCGAGTTCGATGTAACTCAGTGGAGTGATGCGGCTGACATATGCGACGAATCAGTCGCACTAGATGGCGGCGGATCAGAAAGTAGATATGCGTTGAATGGCGTTATTGATACCTCAAACTCTCCCAAGCAGATTATCGAGGAGATGCTTTTGTCTATGGGCGGAAAGTTGGTTTATGCCAATGGGAAGTTCAATATCATCCCCGCAGAATATAAGACCCCATCTGTCAGCATTGATGAAGATGACATTATTAGTGATATAACAGTTACAACCAAGAACCCTTCTAAGGATATGTATAACGGGGTCAAAGGGGTCTTTGCTAATCCTGACGCAATGTATCAGCCAACCGAATATCCTGTCGTGGAGTCAACTACTTACCAGGCTGACGACGGAGTAGTTCGTTATACAGACCTTAATCTTCCTTATACAACATCTTCAGCAACGGCTCAGCGCCTAGCCAAGATACTTCTTAATAAGTCTCGCCAAGAAACAACTATAAAGATGAGATGTAACCTTAATGCACTCAATGTCATGGTTGGAGACAACATTAACGTCACTAATTCTAGATTTGGGTGGACGAACAAAGTATTTGAGGTTGGGTCTTTTTCTCTATCGCCAGATGCTGACGGAACTATTGGCATTGACATCATGGCTCGGGAAGTCAGTTCAAGCACATATAGTTGGACTGCTACTGATGAGGAAGCCATCATCGACAATGATTCTCTTTACGAGAACAACACTGACGTTCCTGCTCCGACAAACCTTTCCCTATCAAGTTCAATTGTCACTCTTGAATCAAGAGAGCAGTTTATTAAGGTGGTTTTGTCGTGGACAGCTAGTGACGCTAGGAATTTATTGCATTATGAAGTGCAGTGGAAGAAGTCTAGTGACTCAACATATCAATCTACTACCACATTAAATACATCTCTAGAAGGTGGCGGAGTAGAAGCCAATGTAGCTTATGATGCTAGAGTTAGGGCTGTAGCAACATCAGGAGCTTACTCTGATTGGCTAGAGGGATCATTCACAACAGTCACAGGAATGGTCACTAAGCTTAGATCGGGCGATGCTGCTAGTGATGTCAATGCAAACTCTACGACCATAAATGGCGGGAAGATCACCACAGGGACTCTGGAAGCTAATCGAATTACATCTGGGAGCCTGAACTCCAATGCTTATTGGGATATAGGCGGCAACTACACAATAGCCTCAACAACAATCAGCAACTTCTTTCTCACCGGCGGAAACTCAACAAATATAGCATTTGGCGTTTCTACCATTGCAGGTGATGCTTTGGTTGCTCAGACAACTGACGCTGTTTACACAGGGAAGTATGCGGGGTCATTTCTAAATTCGACCTCGGCTCTCGGCTCGACGCATAACACCTATGCTCAACTTGGTGGAGATAGCTACGCAGGATATTTTTCAGGTGATGTAGTTGTCACCGGAACAGTCAATCCATTTACAGGAAGCCACGTTTGCCTAACGACATCGACTCTACAGCAGGGTGATATAGTGGTAGATACCGGAACTGTTAATAAAATTGATGTATCTAACGTCGTTGGTGAAGTTTCAATCTCTACGACTACTAATGAAAAGGCAGCTCTTGGGGTTTAC